CGTCGTGTACAGACGAGTGGCGAACGCTACAGTGATCAGCCAGACAAGAATGAATACTCTCACCCAGTAGAGGCACTTGAGTATGCCCTACAAGGTGAAGGTGAAGGTCGTTCTGCTCTCCGTAGAGATCAAGGCTTTGCTAAACCCCACACAGCCAAGGTAAACTTTAGTGTCTTCTAGCCTAGAGAATGCTTATGTAATCTTTAGGGGAGACACAGGTCGTTGGTATTCTCCAATATTACACAGCGATTTTGGGCATTGCCTTGTTGTCGAGCCATCGGAAGGTAAGTACGTTGTTTACGAAAAGTTGACTGATGGAGTTAGGGTGTATAATGTCAACCACATAAATGATATAATTGGGCCTACAGATATAACTGTGAGTTATATAAAAAAGGACAGCAAAAGACGGTTATTCATGCTCAACACTTGCGTTGGCCATGTTAAACAGTTTCTTGGTATAGATCATCCTTTTATATGGACTCCCTATCAACTATACAAACATATGAAGAGGTAAGGCTATGGGTGGCGGTGGCGATGCTCCAGAGAAAACAAATGAACAAAAAGCAATGGAACGTAGACAGCGTATTGCGCTTGATGAAGAAACGGCATCTAGTGAGCGTCGATTAAAAGCTATGGCGCAAAAAAAGCTGGGCAAGCAATCTCTACTGGAAGACCCAGTTGAGCAAGCTGAAGCTCCAGATGGGCCAACTATTACTGAAGGTTTTATGTTGAGGCAAGGTCAGGTTAAAAAGATACCTAAAGCAAATAGATGGATTGGTAAGCTTTTAAGGTCTAAAGCATTGGAAGGAGTTGGATCAGGAAAAGCAGTAACGAAAAAAGGTGCTGCATCATTGCTAGGAAAGGGCACAGAAAAAGCTGCTAAAGGGGTTACAAAATAATGCAGTTACCTAAAGAGCTGGGGTCGCTACAAGACCTAAAGACTAGAGAAGCTGCTGCGTTTAAACGTGCTGCTATGTGGCACGATATACTTGACGATGCCTATGAATACTTTCTGCCAAACCGTAACTTGTTTGAGGACTACGCTCCAGGCCAAAAGAAGATGGATCGTATCTTTGACTCTACTGCACTTGAGGCAATCCAGCAGGGCGCTAGTAAGCTGCAAGAAAACATTGCTCCTATCTGGTCACGCTGGGCTACCTTTGAGCCATCTGACCTAGTTGTTAAGCAGCTTGAAGAAGGTAACTTTGATGTCAGCCTAGAAGAAATTGAAGGAAACTTGCAGAAGCAGGCGGAGATTATCTTTGATTACATTAACCGATCTAACTTTGCTACTCAGTTCTTTGAGCACGCCCTTGATCTCCTTGTCGGTACAGGCACACTTCGTATTGATGAAGACGAAAGTGATGAGATGCCACTTATCTTTAACGCCATTCCGCAGAAGGGAATAGCATTTGAAGAAGGCCCGCAGGGTAATATTGAAACGCACTGGCGACGATTTAAGGTAAAGGCTCGCAACCTAGAGCGTTACTGGAAAGGCTTTGAGCCATCAGAAGTAATGAAGGACGTAATTGAAAAGAAGCCAGACACTGATGTCGATGTGCGCGAAGGTGTTGTCTATATGCCCAAGACCAAGACCTACTATGGTTGCGTTTGGGTTGCTAATGAAGATCGTATTAGCTGGATGCAGGACTTTGGCGAGTCTAGCCCTTGGGTTACAGGTCGTTATAGTAAGGTAGCTGGTGAGATCAGAGGTCGTGGCCCAGCACTACAGGCACTCCCTGATGTACGCTCACTCAACAAAGCCAAAGAGTTTGTACTCCAGAAGGCCGCTATTGACCTAGCAGGTATGTACACAGCAACCGATGATGGCGTAACTAACCCCTACAATTTGAATATAAGCCCAGGCATTGTTATTCCAGTTGGTTCTAACAACAGCAGCAACCCTTCTATTCAACGCCTAGATACAGGCTCTAACTTACAATTGGCACAGTTTGAAATCAATGAGCTACAGATGTCAATCAAGAAAGCCCTATTCAACGATCTTCGTGATCCTACTGGTGCTGTTCGATCCGCCACTGAGGTTGCCATCGAGTCGCGTGAACTTGCTAAACGCATCGGCTCTGCCTTCGGCAGATTACAGACCGAAGTATTGATCCCAATCATTAAGCGAGTTGCATCTATACTTACTCGCCGTGGTATCATTAGCCCTATTGAGTTGGATGGTCGTCAGGTCGCTATTAAGTTTATGTCACCATTGGCTAGGGCGCAGGACGGTGAAGACATCTTGAGTGTGCAACAAGCTGTTCAGTTTGTGCTTCAGAACGCTGGCCCAGATCAAGCTAAGATTGGTTTCAAGCTAGAAGACTTTGGTACATGGGTAGCTGGTAAAACTGGTATGCCTGCCGAGTTAGTTAGAAGTGATACAGAAAAGAAACAAGTTATTCAGGCTGGCGCTCAGGCTGCACAACAAGGCATGAATGTTGGAGGGCAACCGCCTACTGACCAAGGACAAACTGCTCTATGAGTTGGGATAAAATCAATAATACGGCTGTCGATGCAGAAGGTGCAAAGGCAGCTAACGCCAAACAAAGACAAGCTGCTGCTGAATTGGCTCAGGCTTACAACGAATGCTTCGCAAGTGTTGGTGGCAAACGTGTACTTGAGGATATTACGCAGCGGTTTATCTTTAACAATGACACTTCCTTTAGTGCTTCTAATGTTGATTATGAAGCCGCCTACCATAACGGTGAGGCTGGAGTTGTTAAATTTATTATCAACCAAATGCAACAAGCTAAAATACTGTAAGGAATAATTATGAGTGAAGAACAGGTCGCAGAAGACACAACAACAAGCGGAACCCTGTTAGATTCAAGTACGCCTGAGTTAAATGAAGGTGAATACTTTTTATCTGATGGTATCAAGGGTACAGGTGACACACCCGAATGGTACAAAGGCGACAAGTATAAGTCTGTCGCTGAACAAGCCAAAGCCTATACTGAGCTAGAAAAAAAGTTCGGTGGTTTTACTGGCGCACCTAAAGATGGCTATGCTGGCCCAGAAGGAATTGAGTCTGACGATGCCCTACTGCAAGAGCTAACTGAGTTTGCTGAGAAGACAGGTATGAGCCAAGAAGCCTTTGGTGATGCTTGGGAATTGTTGTCAGCACAGGGTGAAGCAGTAGAACAAGTTACCCAAGAGCAAGAGATTGCACGACTAGGTGACAATGCCGGAGAGCGTATCAAGAATGTAGAGGGCTATCTAAAGAACAACTTAGATGCTTCTGACTATGAAGTGGTTCGTGATCTTGTGACTGATGCCAAGTCTATTGAGCTGGTAGAGTATTTGGTTCGTGCTACTGCACCTACTAAGCTACCTATCGATGGTGGACAGCATCCCACTGGCATGACTTGGTCTGACATTGAAGCTCAGATGTTTATGAAGAACGAGAATGGACAACTCCTCCGTAGCATTGATGCTAACCATGAAGCCAAAATCCAGAAGATGATGCAGGAATTTGGTGGCGACAAGGCTCATACCCGTACCTTCGGCGGTTGAGTTTATGGGGTGAAAGGTGTATAATCGGCACACTGGACACCCCTTTCTATTAAGGCCCAGTAAATTTAGGTTGAATGCTGACCAAGTTTACTCGGGTACTCAGCTAAAACCTTGAAAAACTTTTTATTATTTATTACTCTTTTTCGAGGAAATCATTATGAGTAAAGTATTATCATCCGTAGCGGTAACGGAGTTTGACAGTCTTGTTAAGCACGCATACCAAAACGCTGGCCTTTTGAAAGGCGCTGTAACTGTACGAAACAACGTAGTAGGTGACACCTACAAATTCCGTAACATGGGTAAGGGTCTAGCTAACCAGAAGTCTACTTCTGATCTAGTAACTCCTATGGACATCACTCACGGCTTCGCAACTGCAACTCTGCAAAACTGGAATGCTCCAGAATACACAGATATGTTTGATGCTCAGACTGTAAACTTTGACGAGAAGCAGGAACTTGCAAGCACTATCGCACAGTCTCTTGGTCGTCGCTGTGACCAGCTTGTTATTGATGCAATGGACGCAGAAACTACTTATGCTGACACTGTTGGTAAAGACACTGGCGGAAATGCTTCTAACCTGAACATTGAGAAGATTGTTGCCGCTCAAGTTGCACTTCGCTCTAAAGGTGTTCCTAACTCTAACCTGTATGCTGCTATTGAAGCAAAAGGTTTGGGTGGTATGCTTAACGAAGAGAAGATCAGCTCTGTTGATTACAACAATGTTAAAGCTCTGGTCAACGGTGACGTTGATACTTTCGGTGGCTTTAAGTTTGTCATTATCGAAGATCGTGCCGAAGGTGGTCTGACTGAAGCAGCTAACGTAGTTGATTCATA